CGATCGGCTAAAAATAGTTGAAACGGCTAGTTTGCGCCAGTTCCCGCTGGTTCGGGCTGATTCGGTGCAGATTCGAGACGGTTTGTATCGTCCGCGTTTAGAAACTTTGGTGGATGATTTCGCTGGTTCTTATGGGCCTGAGGTTGCAAATTGGTCTGAGGAATATTTGGGTATTCCGTTTATGGATTGGCAGAAACACATTGCACATAATTTGTTGGTCGCTGATGATGATGGTGATTTGTTGCATCGGCAAGGTTGTTTGAGCGTTGCTCGACAAAATGGTAAATCTACTTTGGCGAGCGCATTGCTGGGATGGTGGGCTACTGACTTTGCCCGGCAGCGCGGTAAACCGCAAACAATTATTTCGTGCGCACACCGTCTTGATTTGGCTTACGAAATGTTTTTGAAACTTGCACCAATTTTTGAATCAAAATTTTCGGGCATTGTGTCCTGGTCTATTGGGCGGAATCAAGTTGAATTCCCGGACGGTACGCGCTGGATCATTCGAGCCGCCACACCTACGGTCGGTCACGGGATGGCATCTGTGGATTTGGTTTATGTTGACGAATTGTGGGCTGTGTCGCCTGATGCGGTTTCGTTAGGTTTGATGCCTACACAACGCACAGCCAAATCACCGATGATGTTTATGACATCAACGGCCGGCGATGAATCAAGCATTGAATTTCTTAAATGGCGTGAACAAGGTTTAAGAATTATTGATTCTAAGAAGCGTGGCAAACTTTACTTTGCGGAATATTCTCCAAAAAACACAACCGATCCGATGAGCCCAGAAGCGTGGCATGATGCCAACCCAGCGATTGCCGGTGGGACAATTTCGTTGGATGTTCTCGAAGCCGAATCGGAACAACCGAATCGTGCGGCGTTTATTAGAAGTTCGGTGAATCTTTGGCTGGCCAGCAGTCAGGGTTGGATTGCGCCCGGTGTGTGGGATGCGCTCGCCACATCCGATCCGATGCCAAATGGTGGGGTGTTGGCTGTAGAAGTGAGTCAAGATGAATCGCGTTATATCGGTTTACGCGGCGCAATGAATCCGCAAGGCAAATGCCAAGTTACGGTCGCATTTGTAAAAGACACGCTTCAGGATTGCATTACAGCGATTGAAAACGAAGTCCGCGATCAGACCACCCGACTATTGGTCACGCCAACACTTGAATTGTCAATGCCCGCCAAATTGGTCAGTCGAATGCAAATTGTTGGCAACCGTGAACTAATCCGTTGGACAAGTCTCGCGCGCAACGCAATCATTGAAGGCAAAGTCGCACATGACGGATCAACATTGTTGGCACAACATGTTCAACGCGCTGTCGCGGTAAAAGTGCAAGGCGCGGTCACATTGTCATCGATCAGATCGCCAGGCCCTATCGAATTGGCACGCGCTCTTTGCTGGGTAGTTGCGATGGCAAGCAAACCAGTCACAACCCGAAAACCGATGGTTTACAGCGCGTTCCGCTAAAGTCTCATCGGGCGGGCGTTTACTCTGTTTGCTTTCTCGGTTGTCAGAATTGAGCGCCTGCCTAAATACACCACCCGCCAACATTGTGATGGCATACTTTCAACATGGCATTATTGAACAACAAAAAACAAAAACCAATGGCGGCAGCCGCTGGCGGTCGCGGATCATTTGCATCGGTTGGCGATTACAACATTTACACGCAAGGCGAATTGTTCACGCGCGCAATGTCAGTGCCGGCATATTCTCGAGCGTTAAGCCTGATCAGTTCAGTTATCGGCACAATGAAACTTTGCATGTATAACGAAGTGTGGAACGAAACCGAACGCGAATTAACCAAAATAAATATTGCGCCTAGATCATGGCTACGCAGAATCAACCCGGCAACGACAAACAATTTTATGCTGTCATGGACAGTCGCGGACCTTGTTACTTTCGGCAGATCGTTTTGGTTCATAAGTTCTAGAACAAATGATGGCTACCCAGCGTCATTTAGTCGACTACCAGCCGCAATGATTACCAGCACCGATCAAGTGCAAAACATTTGGTTTAGCAAGGCCAGCAACTTGTATTTTAACGGTATTGAAATGAACACCAATGATGTGGTGCAATTCTTATCCGGCAACGAAGGTGTTGCCTATGCTTCGCAAAGATCAATTAACACTTCAATCAAACTTGAGGAAGCAAGATATAGAAACGCATCATCAGCAATCCCGGCAGGCATTTTGCAAGTGCAACCAAATTCTGAATCAATGTCGGCAACCGATCTGCAAGATTTGGCCGCCACATTCAACGAAGCCAGAATGTTCAACACAATCGCCGCGCTATCGCCAGAAGTTCACTATCAAGAACTGATGACTACACCCGACAAAATGTTATTAATCCAAGCCAGCGAATATCAGGCAATGGAAATATCTCGAGCGGTCGGCGTTCCCGCCTACTTATTAAACTTGAGCGTTGGAAGTTACGCCTATACAAACAGCGCCGAAGCGCGTCAAGATGTATGGACATTCGCGGCCAAACAAATTGCCGAATGCATCACCCAAACACTAAGCATGAATCAAGTCCTACCGAACGGGACATTTGTTGAATTTGACATATCAGATTTTGTTGATGGCGACATAATGCCGGAGCGATCAGATATCCAACAAAATCAACCTGGCGTTGATGTAGCATTGCCATCATGATCAGATTCACCCCACTTCATCAGATCACGGTTGATGCGGCAGCGGCTGGCGATGCGCCGCGCCGATCAATCAGCGGTGTTGCAGTCGAATGGAATCAAGTCGCCACAGTTTCATCAGGCGAAAAAGTTATGTTTTTGCCGGGATCATTGCCTGTTGACGGTCGCAGACCAAAACTTTACATGCAACACGACCCAAACCAAATTATTGGCCAAGTGGTCGAGAGAATTGACACAGGCGAAGCGCTCATGTTTACCGCGTCAATATCGGCAACCAATCTAGGCAACGAAGCACTAACGCTGATGTCCGATGGCACATTGTCCGAAGTGTCGGTTGGTGTTGATGTAGAAAAATTTAGTTTTGATAAACAAGGCGTGATGGTTATTGAGCAAGCCGCATTCAACGAATTATCGGTTGTTAGTCAACCAGCGTTTGCAACATCGGTAATAACAGATGTGGCAGCGAGTATCCCACAAAATGAACCCGAAACCGTGTTAAATGAATTACAAGTCACAGAAAAGGAAACCCCAATGGAAACAGAAACCCCAGTAGTTGAAGCGGCAGCCGCAGTAGAAAAATTGTGGGCACAGCCAAAACAGGCAGTAAAAATGCCAACAGCACCAGAATATTTGTCAGCAATGATTGCTGGCGGCGCAAAGTTTGAGGAAGCAAAAGCAAATTTGAAAGCAGCCGCACCATCAGCGCCATACATTGACACCGAATCTAACCCCGGCGTGTTGCCACAAATTATTGTTCAAAGCGTTTACAACAATTTTGTAGGAATGCGACCTGTCATTGACGCATTCGGGCCACGCCCAATGCCAACAGGCGGACAAATTTTTATCCGACCAAAAGTCACGACACACAACTCAATGGGCGTACAATCCGCACAAAACGCAGCGTTGACATCATCAACAATGATCGTCTCAAAACTGACGGTCACAAAAGAAACATATGGCGGCTTCGTCACAATTTCCGAACAGGACATGATGTTTTCCACACCCGAGATTTTGGGCACAGTGCTTGACGACATGGCACGAATTTACGCCAACACAACAGACAATGTTGCAGCCGATGCACTTGTTGCCGGCGCAACCACTACAGAAGCGTTTGGCGATCCAACACTTCCGGAAGATTGGGTGGCTTGGATTGGTGCAGCATCACAAGTGATTTTGTCCGCATCAAACGGCAACCTACCGAACGCATTGTTTGTTTCACCAAAATATTGGGGCAAATTAATTGGTTTGGCAGACACAACTGGTCGACCATTGTTCCCAAATCTTGGACCACAAAACGCGCTTGGTAATTTGCAAGTTTCGTTCGGTCAAGGCAGCGCGTTCGGTTTGAATGTGGTTGTTGACAGAAACTTCACAGATGAAACAGTGATTCTCGGATGTGCAGGCCCATCGGCTGGCAATCCAACAGGCGCTGGCTTTGAATGCTACGAATTGCCACAAGGCGCGATCAGCGTTGATGTCCCATCGACATTGTCGCGAACAATAGCGTTCAGAGGCCAATTTGCAACATTGATGATTGATGCTTCAAAGTTTGTAGCGGCTTCAAGTCTCTAAACCAAAGGCGGCTTGATCGCCAATGACAATTTACAATGTAAGTAGCAAACAATTACTAAATAACTTTGCCGTACTTCAAACGCTTGAGCAAGGATCGTTTGAAGTCGGCAAAAATATAACAGTAGCGAGCATCGGTTCGCCATTCAACGGATCATTCATGATCCTAGATTTGCCACAGTTTCTTTATATCGGTTTAGATGCTTGGGGATTCCCGGCATTCAATTACAACATCCCGTTAGCAAATCAAATTTTGTTTGCCTGCACAGGCTCAGATGTTCAACGCACACCATCAACAGGCGGAACAATTACCAGCGTTTCGGTTTGCACATGGATTGATGATCAAGACATCATGGACTGGTTGGGGATTTTGGTTGCAAGCCCCGAGGATGCCGCGTTTCTTGTTATTTGTGCTGAAGCCGCCAATGCGTTCTGTAGTTTGCGCCGATCAGAAAATGGATATTTTGACCAACTAGGCACAGTGCCATCGAGCGCTGTAAAACTTGGGACAACGATGTATGGCGGCGCGTTGTACCGCCAGCGCGGATCAGCCGGGCAAGACTTTGCAACATTTGACGGAATGGGTGTTGGCTCGACAAACGGATTATCACCCATTGTAAAACAATTGTTGGGAATCAATCGCGCTGTGGTTGCCTGATGCCAGCAAATTACACAGATTTATTTAACACGGCGCTAGATGACCTGGCCACATTTTTGACTCAAGTTGCAGGCTTACAAGTAGTTACCGATCCAAGAAACATTGTGCCACCGTGTGCCATGATTTCGGCGTGCAGTTTTGAAGCATGGAACAGCCAAGTAGTCGACATGTCATTCCCGGTAAGTCTTGTAACGCTCGGCCCAGCGAACCTAGATGCAATGCGATCATTGCTTAATTTGTGTGCATTGGTGCTAGGCAAAAATGTTGCGGTAACTTCGGGCAGGCCAACCAGTCTTGAAGTCGGCAACGCTGTTTATCCTTGCTATGAATTGATAATCAAGATCACAAGTAAATCCACATGATTAGCGGTTTAATCTGCTAAACCTGTATTAACGAAAGGCACACAACATGGCAATCACTTACCAATCAACCCCACAATTCTTTGTGGATGGCGTTGACCTATCCGCATGGGTCACAGCGGGCGTATGCAACAAAACATTCGAGCAATTAGACAAAACAACATATTCGATTGACTACCGATCCTATGTGCCGGGTCTGGCATCAAATTCGGCAACAATCACATTGTTTTTGGATTATGCGGCAGCGGCCACATACGCAACACTTCAACCACTGGTTGGCACACAAACAGACATTAAATATGTGCCAGCGGCAGGCGCACTATCGGCCACTAATCCTGCGTTTGAAATAACTGGCACCGCATTACTTGCGATGCCTGTTCTAAATATGACGCTTGGCGAATTACAGTCAATCGATCTTGAATTTGTTGGCGGCGAACTTACAATCGACACAACACCATAAACAAACGGTACAAAACCGAGAAACGAGAACAATGAAAATTGGGCTAGAAGTTGACCTAAAAAACGGCGAACCACCACAAACGCTTTACACAAATATGTTTGTGATCACCGAATGGGAATCACTAGAAAACAGAAAAATTAGTGACGGTCGCGGAATGGGATTTAGCGACATGTGTTGCTGGGCGCACATCATCCTAAAATTGTCCGGTGCAAAAATGCCACCTACATGGAAACAATGGGTGAAAGAAAACCCCGAAATGACCATTGTTAGTGTTGAGGATAAAACAAACCCAAACCTTACGGGCGGGGCACTTACCGAAGGCAACTAGCAGAAATGTTGGTGTCGGTAGGATGGTGGCCGCCGCAAATAGTCTTTGACCATCGCGACCTGGTAACAGTCATTAGTGTTATCAATAGCAGAAACAAAGGCAGAAAATAATGGAAGCATCAGTCAAAATCTTTGGGATACAACAAACACTTAAAGACCTGAACGATTTTGATAAAACTATGCGTAAACAAGTCACCAAAGACATCAAACACGCAGGCGATGTGATTGTTCAAGACGCTAGAAGCGCTGTGCAAAAGTTTGAAAACTCGGCTGGCAACGGTGCGCCACTGTCTCGAATGTATAAATATTCGTTAATTAAAGGTCGATCAGTGTTTTGGACTACCAGCGCGGTACAAAAAGGATTCATCACCAAAGTTGCCAAACGAGGCAACAAAGCAAAAACGGTGATGTTCAAAGACAAATTCGATGCAGAATCAAACCCGCGCGAATCTCACATAGTTTCTTACAAAGCCACACCGTTTCAACTAATGACAATGCAACAAAAGGATGTTGCCGGGGCGATCTTTGAACACGCAGGCAAAAACAAAACCACCAAATTTACCCAGACATTAAACAAAGAGGAAGGCCCAGCGCCACGAGTATTAGAAAAAGCGGTAATCAAAAACCGTGAAACAGTAGTTCACGAAGTTGAACAGATCGTTGAAAAAGTGATGCAAACATTGAACCGTAAAATGGTGGTTGAACATGGCAATTAGCATCCCAATTATTTCAAGCCTGGACACAAAAGGATTCGACAAAGCACAAAAAGAATTTGCGTCACTTGATGGCGCCGGCGCAAAGACTGGCTACGCGCTTAACAAGGCGTTAGTGCCTGCTATTGCGGTTGTGGGTGGTTTGGCGGCTGGTCTTGGATTTGCGGCCAATGCCGCTATTGAGGATCAAAAAGCACAAGAATTATTGGCTCAACAATTACGCACTAGCGCAATGGCTACTGATGATGTGATTGCCAGCAATGAAAAGTTCATATCTGGTATGTCTCGCGCGTTCTCGGTGGCCGATGACGATCTTAGACCTGCTATGGCTAGTTTGGTTCGCTCGACTGGTTCGGTAGAAGTTGCGCAAGGCTTGATGACTACCGCACTTGATATTGCGGCCGCTACCGGCACAGATTTAGAAACTGTGACATTGGCGTTAGGCAAAGCGGCGAACGGTCAAACGGCAGCACTAACAAAACTTGATCCATCACTAAAAGGCGTTATAGATAGTTCATCAACATTGGATGACATTACCCAAGCGTTGGCGGTCTCGTTCGGTGGCGCGGCAACCGTGTCTGCCCAATCGTTTGATGGTCAAATGCGCGGAATGAAAATAGCGTTAGATGAAACTAAAGAATCAATCGGCGCAGCGCTACTGCCAGCATTGTTGCAACTATTACAAATATTGAAACCGATGGCAGATTGGGCACAACAAAACACAACCGTGTTTCTGATATTGATCGCCACAATCGGCGCGTTGGCGGTCGGTGTAATTGCGGCCAATGTTGCCATGAAACTTTACCAAGCATCATTGGTTGCGGTAAAAATTGCGACCGTTGCATTAAACATTGTCACATCGGCAAACCCATTTGTAGCGGTAGCGGCCGCAGTAGTTATTTTGACTGGCGCAATGGTTGTGTTAGAAGTAAAATTTAGCGCAATGTCGCGGGCGTTTGACTTGTTCGGTAATTCGATAATTGTGGTTACAGGGCCGTTAGGCATCTTGATCGGCATGTTAAGAAAATTGGATAGTTTGCGCGAAAGTTTGGGCGGTTTCAATTTAGGCAATATTAAAATTCCAGGTTTTGCTAATGGCGGAATTGTTACAAGCCCGACACTGGCAATGGTTGGCGAAAAAGGCCCAGAAGCAATTATCCCGCTATCGCAAATGGGCACTATGGGTGGCGGCGTGACAGTCAATGTGACTGGCGGTTTGGCAACCAGCGCCGAGATCGGTCAAGCGGTAGTCAACGCAATTCGAGCCTACAACCGTTCGGCAGGGCCAGCACAAATACAGGTCGCCTAATGGCAGGCACATCAGTTGTTCAATCTGGTGATTACGAACTAGAAATTGACACAGGATTTTTGCAGGATGCGTTCACACTTGATTCCGCAACAATGGGAATTTTAGATGGAACACAATTCGTGCTTAACGGTACAACTAACTATGCGAGCGTATTAGATGGGTGTGGCAATGTAACGATAAAGCGCGGTCGCCAAGACATAGGCGATCAGTTCAGCGCTGGCACAATGCAATTCACAATGCTGGACACAACAGGCATATTTAACCCATTTAACGAGCAGTCGCCATATTGGGATGCGACCACTGAACAACCAGGTTTAGCGCCAATGCGTAAAGTTCGCTTTGCTCGATACGACACATTAAACGCAAAACAATATTTGTTCAAAGGCTACATCGTCAATTATGACTACAACTTTGCGCTGGGTGGGATTGACACAGTAACGGTTTATTGTTCAGATGATTTTTATCTACTATCACAAACCTATATGGATGAATTCAATGTCAGCGAACAAATCACTAGCGCTCGAATCACGGCAGTTCTTGATCTGCCAGAAGTTGCATTCCCGATTGCTCAACGCGCTATCAGTACCGGCACGCAAACACTTGGCGGCGCGGCAGCCTTTACAGTTGATAACGGCACATCGGTACAGGCATATTTGGCGGCCATCAACCAGGCCGAACAGGGCAGGTTGTTTATGTCGCGTGATGGCGATCTGACATTTCAGCCAAGAATCGGCAACACGCTTAGCGGCTCAGTAGCAGATTTTCACGATGACGGAACAAACATCCCGTATCAAGGCGTAGGCATATCGTTTCAAGCCGATCAGGTTATTAATCGAGCCAGCGTGACAATCAAAGGAAGTAACAATCCGCAAGTTGCCGATGATCCGGCAAGCCAAGCAGTGTATTTCATTCAGACTCAATCAATTACCGACAGCCTGTTACACAATGACGCAGCCGGGTTAAGCCTTGCCAACTATCTGTTAGAACCAAATCCGATAGCGCGGTACACATCGGTTGAAACAGCGTTCACAGCGTTAAGCACCGCGCAACGCGATCAGGTCGCAATTATTGACATTGGGCAAACCATTACCGTTGAACACACATTTACGACAGGCGCAACTACCAGCGAACTGGCGCAAGAACTGGCCATTGAAGGCGTACAGCACGACATCAGTTTGACACAAGGCCATTCAATAGCGCTGTTTACTTCGCCAACCACGATCGTGTACGAACTAATACTCGATGACGCCGTTTACGGTATCATCGCACCATCAGACAATGTTTTAGGATAAATTAAGGACACCATGACTACACCATTTCCGTTTGTAGCGGCGCAGGTTTTGACCGCATCCGAACTTAATTCGATAACAAATTTGCCATCATCAACCAAAACAACCAGTTACACATTTACGGTCGCAAACGCTGGCGGTCGCGTAATAATGAATGCCGCTGGAAGCACAACGCTTACTGTAAACACATCAATATTTAGTGCGGGCGATGTCGTTGAAATTTCTAACATTGGTGCTGGCGTTACAACCGTTACGGCTGGTACGGCTACTGTGTCGAGTGCCGGCCCGTTGGCTGTTCCGCAATATGGTGGCGGTCGGCTTGTTTTTACTTCGGCTAGTGCCGCGATTTATTACCCGTCAGCGGTCACGGTTGCAGCACCGGCGGCCAGCGGTTTAACTTTTATTAGCACTACAAATTTAAGCGGTAACCAAACAAATATTACTAATTGTTTTTCAACAACTTATACACATTACGAGGTTCGGTTTTCTAACTTTGCGTGTGGCGGTGTTATAAATATGCGGTACGGTACTAGCGGTACGCCTGACACTGGCTCGAATTATTGCAATTACCAGTTATATGTAGATAGTTCTAGTGTCGGTCAAGGCGGCTATAGATTTGATGATACTTCGCATTGTTTAATTAGTAACGGTTCTGCCGTTAGAGGTAACTCTCTATTTTTAAGTGTGTCGTCGCCGTTTGAGTCTGTAAAAACAACTTTCGCCGTCAATGCTTGCGGTACATCAGGCGCTAATAGTTTCGGTAGTCTCTCAAGCGGTCTCGTAAATACCAGCACAAGTTACACCGATCTAGTTTTAGTATTCCCAAGCGGGCCAGTTACAAGCGGTACGGTTTCTATATATGGATTAGCAAAGGCTTAAAAATGACTACCCCACAAATAACAATTTACAACGCATTAACAGGCGAAATTATTACTCGTGATATGAACGCTAAAGAACTTGCACAATTTGAAGCCGACAAAGCGCAAGAATTAAAACAGGCCGAAGCCGAAGCAAAAGCCGAGGCCGCCGCGCAAGTACGAAAACAAATTGTTTTAGATCGGCTCGGAATAACCAAAGATGAATTACAAACATTATTGGGCTAGTTGTTTAATCGTTTTAATAGCGTCATGCAGTTACACAAAAACAAACAGCACAACAATTTACACAACAAAAACATTAAGCGAGGTATGCGAATATGTCACGGCTGACCGGTGCGAAATTAGAAAATGAGGCGTTGCACGCGCGACTAGTTTTTATAGTCGGCGTAATCATGGCAGTTACATTTGCGATCATGGTTGTCGGCCTGTTGTTTGGCATGTTGTTCGTAAACATGCCAGCGGAATTGTCACCAATGGACGGCAACATTGTTGATCTACTTAGCACCATTAGTGTGTTTCTTACAGGCGCACTATCCGGTTTGGTCGCATCAAACGGCATCAAAAAAAATCCAAAGGTGGACAGTGAAACCGTACACGATTAACGCAGCGCCAGTCACGGCAGGCCCGTTGGCTGGCATGGATGTTTGGATTACGCGCGCAATAAAACACAGTGAAGGTTGCTTGTGGAATAACGGCTCGTGGGTTGTGCGCGATGTACGAGGCAAACCCGGCACAATCAGCAACCATGCCAAAGGCGTAGCAGTTGATTTGTCTTATCGAATGGTGCCAAATGAACCCGGCAAAGCGATCTCTATGGGTCGTCAACGCTCGCTGGCTTACATGATTAAATTGCTAGAAAACGCAGACACACTCGGCATTGAACTTGTTATCGACTACGCGCTAAACCGCACATGGAAATGTGACCGCGCCGCATGGCGACCTGGCACATATCATCAAGGCGACTGGTACCACATAGAGGTAAATCCCGTGATCTGCCACAGCCCAGAATTGGCTAAACAGGCTTGGGATAAGGTGTTTGGCGTAATCCCACAGGTAACCAAAAAACCTGTGTAGGGTGGTCTTGACCGAGAAAGTCGAGGCCTTATGCCACTCATCATCAAACTCATTATTGCGTTTGCGTTATCCGCAATTACTGTCGGTGTCAGCCAGATACCGCAACCCACGCCAGACATGTCAGACACGCCTACAGACGCGCCATACGCGCTTATAGGCGGTCTAGGACAGTACCAAGCCGATCTATGGCGCTATGTGCCACCAGTGACCACCACAGTGCCTGCACAGCCTGTGTATAAGCATGGGGACTGTTCATGGCTACCAGCGCTGGCGCTACAGGCAGGTTGGTCTAGTGAGCAGATACCGCAACTGACTAAGTACGCGTTGCGCGAGTCAGGGTGTTGCCCTAATCGTGCCGGCGGTGACATGGTTGATAAAAATTGCAACATCACTGGCGTGTCGGAATGGTCGCATAGATCAGACAGCGGACTATTGCAGATTAACGGTGTGCATTGGTTACCAACCCATAAAAATTATGACGGCCTGATATGTAAGCAGATGCGTATTTGCACGCAAACACCATTGTTAGATGCGTTGACTAATTTGCGCGCCGCTCGACTGATTTACAGCAAGGTTGGGTGGTCTGCATGGGGCAACTAGACAAACAACTAGTAGACCTGTGTTTCTTTATTGTGGTCGGTTTGTTAACTGTGCGACTGCTCTCTGCTATATTCCTACACACCTAAACGAAAGGTAACAAAAATGACCGAGAACGAATATGACGAAGTGTTTGCTATGCAAATGGAAAAACAACACGAGCAGACAATGGCTCGAATGCGCGAGTTCAAAATGATTGGCGAACAGATCAGCAAAATGCCAGTCGTTAGCGAACGCACATTAGAAATAGAGGTGCGATACCTAATGGGCATCATCAGCGAACTTGAACAACGCTGCAAAGACCTAGAGTCCGAAGTACGCAGACTAGACCAGTTGGTGCATCGTGCAACAAACTGACCAACTAGAAATGTTTACACAAACAATCGGTTTGGCTGGCATCAGTTACCGACCAGCGGTAGATCGCAATGTCGTAATCGTTGCGGTAGACGCACAGCAAACAAGTCGTGACGCGGCACACAAAGTAAAACCCAAGACAGGCAAAAAGCGTCAGCGAGTACACGCCTACCTATTGGGTCGGCCTGCAACTGACGAGGAAATAGAAACAGCGTTAAACATGTCCGGTAACACGGTGCGACCGACTCGAGGCACATTAGTTAAAGACGGTCTAGTAGTTGACAGCGGTTTGCGCCGGCTTACACGCGCTGGTAATGAAGCAATCGTCTGGCGGTGCGTATGAGACGCAGTTATGACCCGAATTACGGCAGTCGAGAGCAGTTAAGACATTCGCATGAACACGGCATGAAAGTTGCGCGCGAGCGTGACGCACTTAAAACCGAGAACGCTGCACTGTTAGACGAAATTAAAGAATTAAAAGCATTGATCGCATACATAACCGAGGGGGAGTAATGGCTGAGTTTAATGAGATGCAAGTAACTAACGAATATTTAGTAGATGAGTTAACAATCGCGCGACAAAAAAATGAGATACTAATAGAAAACAATCGCAGGCTAGAACGGCTGTTAATTAAAACTATTCAAGATTTACAAGAATGTCGCTGTTTGTTAGATGAAATGAAATTTCAGGTTGGCGAATTGGCGACAACGGCACTCAACCGGTTAAACCGATCATGAACGCATTTAACTTAGGCGACTATGTAGATGTACCTACTCGACTGGCTGAGGCGTTAAAGCGTTGGCCTGATTTACGAATTCAAGAAACAAAACCAATAATTGTGATAGTAGACAACCAGCAATATGTGGAAATTTGTTGTTATGTGTGGCGCGATGCTGCAGATCAAAAACCGTCAATTGCGTACTGTTGGGAACCAATACCTGGTCGCACACCATACACAAAAGGTAGTGAGATGATGAACGCAAGCACATCATGTTTAGGCAGGGCGCTCGGGTTCTTAGGCATGGGGATAGGTAAAAGCATTGCGTCACGCAACGAGGTACAGGCACGCCAGCCAGCGGTAGTAGCAAATGTGATACCCATTCGAGACGACCTAGAACAACCATTCGGTGACACACAGACAGTCGCGCAAGTCGCTTATGCGTCACCTAAGCAGCGCGGAATGATACGCGCACTATTTGGCACAAAGAAAATAGGTACGGCTGACATGATGCCATACATTGACAAAGTCATCGGCAAACAAGTGTCAAGCATTGAAGCATTAACAGTTAAAGAAGCATCGCAAGTGATAGAGGCGTTACAGAATTAACATACCGATGACATACCGATAACGAGTACGGGCAGGGCTTGCATCAGTGCAATGATGTGTGCGACACGCGGTAAGCGCGGGTTGATAGTGCGCGTGGTAACACGACACTAGGCAAATGATTCTGACAAGGGAATCCGATTGAAGGCAGCGGATGGGGGGTTATCGCACCAGGTTCAATCACATCAGTAACATTGAAAACAAAACACAAACCAACAGATCGAGGCGGACATGAAACATCACCAACCACAAACAAGGACAAGCGCGACAGCGCGCGTCAGTGCATTATGAGCCAACACCACAAACACCCGGAGTACTTAAAAAACAGGGGGGGAATACTTCGAGAACAACCAATATGCACAGTGTGCAACAAAGCACCATCAACACAAGTAGACCACATCACACCAATAGACGCAGGCGGCGGACACGACCCAAGCAACCTACGAGGAATATGTGCACCATGCAACAACCGACTAGGCAAACAATATGTAACACAACGCAACAAACAGCGCCAAACAATACGGGCAGACGCATTACGCGATCACGGAATAGAAATACAAACACAAACAAAACGGTCTTTTTCTGAGCAAACGACATTCACCCCGACCCAAGTCAGGATTATCCCGAATAGCCCTAACCAGCCAGAACTGGCGGTAACTGGTCGCGCTCAACCAAGATTAGAAACGATCTGGCCAGATCATGCCGGTTCATTCATTGACGATGTTAG